TGGTGTCGATGCCGATGTGCTGGACGTTGAAGCGTTCGGTGAGTTTCTTGACCTGTTCGGCCTGGTACTTGAACGACTGCCCACGCCAGCTGTGTTTCTCCAGGATCCGGAACTTGCCACCGTCCTCGAGTGGTGGGGCGATGACCACGCAACTGGCGTCGTCGCGGGTGCGGCTCGGGTCGTAGCCAATCCACACCGGGCTGTTGCCGAATGGGCGAGGATCGTCCGGGTCGTAGTCGGTCCACAACGACAGGTCGGAGTAACAGCGCTCGAGGTCGGCCAGGGAAAAGGCGCTCATCGTGCTGTCGATGAATTTGCACATGAACAGCTGCTGAAACTTGTCCTCGTCGTACTCCAGCTGCAGCTGCTCGAGGTCGAACAGATCGCAGCCACCGGCGATGGCGTGGAGGATGGTGATGACCTTGCGCCATTGGCCGTCCGGACACAGCGTGCCAGCCGCAGCTTGGGCCTCGCTGGGCCACGGATCCTTGGCATTTTTGCGTTTGCTGTTGCGGAATTTTTCGCCGGTCCAGAACGGGTACGCCTGGTGCGACACGGCGCTGGGCGTTGAAAAGTAGGTCTTGCGCCACTTCTTGTGGGTGGCCATGGCACTGGCGACGGTGTTTAGCTTCTCGAAGTCGCGGATCCAGAAGTATTCGTCGACGTAGACGTGGCCATGGTGACCCTGTGCGGTGCTGCTGTTGGTGCTGAGGAAACGCAGCTCGGCCCATGGCTTGCCGTCTTTGCTGAGCACGATCGGGTTGCCGGTCAGCTCCAGGCCAAACCACTCCTGGGCAAACGAGATGATGTAGCTGCGGAAAATCTCGGACTGGGCGCGGCTGGCCGACAGGAAAATCTGATTGTCACCGGTCAGTACCGCGTCCATGAACGCTTCGCCAGCGAAGTAGTACGTCAGACCCACCTGGCGGCTTTTCAGGATGTTGCGGATCCGCGCTGTTAGTGGGTTCTGTTTGGCGGCGAACAGCTCTTTCTGGTAGCCGTACATTTTGCTGATGAACTTGTCGAGAATGTCCACTTCCGTCAGCTCGCCGACTTCGTTTTGGGCCTTCTTCTCGCGCTTCTTCCCGCCCTTGTCGCCGCGATCGCCGCGATCGCCGCGATCGCCTCGGTCCCGACGCTCGCTGCGCTGTCCTTCTCGGCGCAGGCCATCGTCCGCCGGCGGATCGCCGATCGGCGCCGGTGCCGGTTTCGCGGATTGCTTCAACAGCCGTTCGCGAACCGTGGTCAATCGGTCGAGCTCGTCCAGGTCGGCCTTGGTCAGTGACGTGGCTTTATCCAGGAGGAGGGTGATTCGCCGGCCGACGGCCGTCAGCGGTTCTTCATCCGACAGCATGTCGTCCCACTCACCCTGGCGGATCCAGTAGTAAATGATCCGGATGTTGGGCAGGGACAATTGCGCCTGAATTTCACGCGGCTTGCAGCGGCGTAAATAGAGGCGTTTGGCAGCTTCTTTAAGTTCGGGAGCGTATGGCATGGCCGCAGTCTATGCGGCGAAAACGCTAGAAACGCGGGGTTAAAATCCGCGTTCCTCCTATATCCACGATATAGGACCAAAGCAAAAGTGAACCGTTTGTTTGGTGGTCGGCCGGTGCATATCGTGGCGGCTCAAATCACCGATTGAGCGCAGTTAACGCCCATGCCCCGTTCCCTTGTTTCGTTCTGGAAACGTGTCGCCACCAGCGGCCCGACCGTTGATGGTCGCGTAATCCTTCCCCAGGAACTGCGTGATATCGCTGAGACCTACAGCACCACAACCTATACGGCGACGATCTGGTGCGAGCACGAACGCTGGCCAGGCGCTCACGGCACCGTATTTGCCGTGCGCTTGGTTGAGAACGCCGACGATTTGCAGCCTGGCCAAGTGGCGCTGGAAGCCCAGTTGAAGCCGAACCAGCGACTGCTTTATCTCAATGACCAGGGTGAAAAACTGTTCACCAGCATTGAGGTCACCCCGGACTTTGCCAATACCGGCAAAGCCTATCTGACCGGCCTCGCCGTGACCGATTCGCCGGCCAGCCTCGGCACTCAGGAACTCTACTTCTCCCGTAAGACCGGTAAGCCTGTGCATTACGCCGCTGCCGTGCCTCTCGGCGCGCTGAAAGAAGACGAGCCAACCGGTGACATCGGTAAGTTTCTGAGCATGTTCAGCAGCCTGTTCAAACGCTTCGGTATTGACGAAGTGCCTGAAAAAACCACCCCGACAACTCCCGAAGAGAACAACGAAATGGATGAAACCACCGGCACGGCCCTCAAGGCCTTGCGCGATCAACTCCTGATCATCGTCGCAGGACTAGACGCAGTGATCGAAGTCGCTGCCGCCGCAGCGCCTGAACCCGACGCGGCACTGGTCGAAGACGTGCAGGCGGCTGTCGATACGGTCGTGACCAGCGCCGAAACCGAGTTCAAGAGTAAAAGCCAGGCCAATGCAAACAAGACCCTGGCCGCCCAATTGGCAGCGCTGACAAAAGAGTTCAGCGCGCTGAAAAACACCTCAGTTGGCCGCATCCTGCCGAAAACCACCGGCTCCACCGACACCAAACAGCGGGTGCTCTAACATGGCTCAGTCCCTTAGCGCTTATGGCGCGAAGATGTTCGCGCAGATGCAGCTCGATATCGCCGAGAATTACGGCGTGGAGCTGGCGAGCAAAATGTTCAGCGTTGAGCCGACAATCGCTCAAGAGCTGAACGAGGCGATCACTGCCAAGTCGGACTTCCTGCAGCGCATCAACGTCATTCCCGTGAGCGAGATCAAAGGTCAGAAATTGTTCCTGGGCGTTGCCGGTCCTGTGACTGGCCGCACCAACACCAAGACCACCGACCGTGAAGCCAAGGACGGCTCGGCGCTCGACGAAAACACTTACGAGCTGTTTTCCACCGAGTCCGACGTCAGCCTGCCATACGCCAAAATCGACGCCTGGGCGAAGTTCCCGGACTTCCATCAGAAGTACTCCGCGGCTGTGCAGAAACAGATCGCGCTCGATCGCATCATGATCGGCTTCCATGGCACCAGTGCTGCCGTGCAGAGCGATATCGTCGCCAACCCTATGCTGCAGGACGTCAACAAGGGCTGGCTGCAGATCGCTCGCGAACAGATCCCAGAACAGGTCCTGAAGCAAGGTCTGGAGGTCGGCAAGGTCACTTTGGGTGTGGGTGGCGACTACGCCAACCTTGATGCCCTGGTGCACGACACCAAGCAGATGGTCGACGAGCGTTTGCGCGATGGCGGCGACTTGATCGCGATCATCGGCAGCGATCTGCTAGCCGCTGACAAGGCCAAGCTCTACGCGAAGCAAGGCGATGTTCCAACCGAGAAAGAACGCATTGAAGAGGCTCAGGTCATCGCGACTTATGGCGGTCTGCCGAGCTTCAGCGTGCCGTTCTTCCCGGTCAATGCCGTGGTGGTTACCAGCTTCGACAACCTGTCCATCTACTTCCAGGACTCCAGCTGGCGCAAGCAAACCATCGACAACCCGAAACGCTCCCGCGTCGAGGATTACAACAGCCGTAACGAAGGCTATGTGATCGAGCAGCTGGAAAAGTTCGCGATGACTGAAAACATCGAACTGGTGACCGCGTGAGCCTGGCACTGGCGCACAAGCGCCGCTTGATCGCTGATGGTCCCGTGAACGCCGGTGCCAGTGCCAAAGCTGTGGCCTATTCGTCCGACACGGCGCTGTCCAGTCCTGCCAATGCGAAGAAACATCTGAAGCTGATGGAAGACGCATTGGCGCAGGACCTGGAACGCGTCAGCTCGATCAACAGCCGCGAACTGCGTCAGCAGCTCAAGCGTGACGAGCTGCTGCCCAAGTACCTGGACTATGTGCAGCGCTACCGCGATTCCGGATTGAGTTTCCCGAACTCGGTAGTGATGCAGGTCCTGGTCTGGCTGTTCGATACGGTGCAATTCGAAGCAGGTCTGGACCTGGCGAACTTCGCCATGGAGCAAAACCAACCGATGCCTGAGCGCTTCAGGCGCGACGTGCCAACCTTTGTCGCGGATGCGGTGATCGAGTGGGCCGAGGCCGAGCAGAAGGCCGGTCGCAGCCCTGAACCGTATGTGTCCGACCTGTTGCCGCGTGTCGATGGCGAATGGAAGCTCACTGAGCAGATCCCGGCCAAGTACCACAAGTTGCTTGGGATCCGCGCCCTGGACGCCAGGGAGTGGACGAAGGCCATCACCCACTTTGAACGCGCCACTGAGCTGCACGCCGCCGTTGGTGTGGGCACGCGACTGGAAGGCGCTCGCAAGGCGCTGGCAAAAGAACTGGCTAACAAAGCCGCCGAATAACCCGACTACCCCCCCGGCGAGAAACTGTGGATGTGAGCCAACCATTTATGGCCCTGACCCACTGAAACAGTTTTCCCGCCCCTATTCGAGTGCCCAGCAATGAGCTTTTCCGGGAAACCCACGACCTTTGTGGAACAGGCGATCGAGAACGACGGTTTCTGGCCGGACCTCTCCGTGGCCGAGTTCCAGAAGGGTTACCGCCTGCCGGCGGAGTACCTGGTAGACATGCTGGTCACTGATTTGACCATGGCGATGATCGAGGTCAATCACGATCTGGCCAAGCGCAAAAGCCAATGGCAGAACGTGGGCGTCACCACCGTGGAATCTGCGGACACCACGGTGCTGCCCGAGCGCACATTTCACGTAGCGACGTACAAACGCGCCGTGTACTGCCGCGCCAAGGCCAGCCTGCTGACCCAGTTCGCCACCGTCACCCGCCGTGAAAGCGCAGAGAACACCGGCAAAGAATTGCCCGAGCGTGGCGAGACCTTCCTGGAATTCAGCCAGCAGGCCGTCCGCTCATTGCAGGGCCGTGGCCGCATTACGGCGGCGCTGCTGTGATCAAACTCCGCGCCCTCACCACGTACCTGATCGAGCGTCGGCTGGTGGAGCCTGAACAGCTCGACAGCTGGACCGACCAGGTGAATCTGGAACTGATCTGGAAGCCCGACGTCGGCGGCATGCGCATGGGTGACATGCGTTACAGCGCCACGATCGCCCTGGAGCGTTTCGCCGATCACCCGGGGCGTCTGATGGCGTTGGTGGGCAGTTGGCTCGAGAGCAACGACCAGGGCCGCGACGATCTGCCGGCGGCGAAGTTCGACATCACCATGCTCGACAACGACCTGGCCGACGTGGACATCACCCTGGAGTTCATCGAGCCCCAGTACCTGGCCGAGGATTCCGCCGGCGAGATCCTGGCGTTCGGTAAGACCTGGTCGTTCGTGCCGTTTGACCTCTGGGTTGCCGAGCACGGCGAGGTGTCCAGCCATGGCCGGTCGTAGCACCTTCGAGCTCGATGCTCGGGGCTACCTGGGCGTGCGCGAGCAACTGGCCTTGCTGAGCCTGCCGCCGCAGCTGCGACGCCGTCTGCTGAACAACGTGACCAAGCGCGTGCGGACGATGAGCCGCAAGCGCGTGCGCGATCAGCAGAACCTGGACGGTACGCCGTTCGAGGAACGCAAAGGCTCGGGCAAAGGCAAAAAGAAGATGGAAGCGGGGCTGGCCAAACTGATGTTGGTCACCCGCGTCAGCGCCGATGAAGCCGAACTGGGCTGGCGTAACGCCCTGACCAGTTGGGTCGCGGCTCAGCAACATAACGGCGTCAGCGAGCGCCGCACGGCTGCCCAGATGAAGCGCTGGAACAACGTTCCCGCCGGCCTGGCCGCCACTGACAAGCAGGCAAAACGGCTGCGCCGCCTGGGCTTCAAGGTCCGCCAGGAAGGCAAAAAGACCCTGACCAGGCCGTCAGTGGCCTGGATTCAAGAACACGTGAACTACGCCAAAGCGGGGCTGCTGATCCGCATTTTGGACGACGAAAAAACCGAGAGCAGCGGCGCGCAGAGCTGGGAAATCACCTTGCCGAAGCGCCAGTTCATCGGCGTCAGCACCGAACGAGACACCGGCTTGCTGCTGAACCAGGTGCTCCAACAAATCCTTAATTCTCCCCGCTAGCGAGGCACTGCATGGCACTCGGCAAAGTCAGCGTAAACAATCTCAATCTGGGCCAAGGTGCCGTGACTGAGATCGAACGCTATTTCCTCTTCATCGGCACCGGCGCCAAAAACGTCGGCCAGTTGCTCGCCCTGAACACCGATAGCGACCTCGACGGCGCCCTGGGCATTCCGGCCAGTGACCTGAAAACCCAGATCACCGCCGCACGCCTCAATGGTGGCGATCGCTGGGCGTGCCTGGCCGCTCCGATCGCTGCAGACGGCGAGTGGTCCGAAGCCCTGGAACGAGCCCAGCAACATGGCTTTTCCGTCGAAGCGGTGGTGATCACC